ATGCGATTTTTTGGTTCCCTGCCGTGGCGGCGCCCGGTGGAGCGCGCGGTTGTGCGCGAAGAAAAGGCGGCGGGCGGGTTCCTGGTGCTGTCTGGTGAGGCGGGACGGGCGCATTGGTCTGGCCGGGGTTATGGCGCGCTGTCACGCGAAGGGTTCATGAAGAACCCCGTGGCGCACCGGGCAGCCAGAATGGTGGCAGAGGCTGCGGCGTCTGTCAGCTGGTTGTTGTATGAAGGCGACGACGAGATTGGCGAGCATGCTTTGCTGCGGTTGCTGTCGCGCCCCAATGGACAGATGAGTGGGCCGGATTTTTTCGAGGCGCTCTATGGTCATCTGCTGCTCTCCGGGAATGCCTATATCGAGCCACTGATGGTGGGGGAGCGGCTGCGCGAGCTGCATTTGCTACGGCCGGACCGCGTCAGCATCATCGAAGGGGGCGATGGATGGGCTGCGGCCTTCGATTACCGCGCCGAGGGCCGGGCGGCCCGGCGCATCGCGGCGGATCGTGACGGGCTGGGGTTGCTACAGCTGAAACTGTTCAACCCGCTTGATGACCACGCCGGGTTTTCGCCGCTGGCAGCGGCGGGCGCGGCGCTCGATCTGCACAATGCGGCCAGCATCTGGAACAAACGGCTGCTGGAAAACTCCGCCCGTCCGTCCGGGGCGCTGGTCTATCAGCCCAAGGAAGGCGGCAATCTCTCCACCGACCAGTATGAGCGCCTGAAACGCGAACTGGAGGAGGGTTACGCAGGCGCGGTCAACGCCGGTCGTCCGCTGCTTCTGGAGGGCGGACTGGACTGGAAGAGCATGGGCCTTTCGCCCAAGGACATGGATTTTATGGAGGCCAAGAATGGCGCGGCGCGGGACATTGCGCTGGCGCTCGGCGTGCCGCCCATGCTGCTGGGTATTCCCGGTGACAACACCTATGCGAATTATCAGGAAGCGAACCGGGCGTTCTATCGGCTGACGGTTCTGCCATTGATCAACCGCACGGCGGCGAGCCTTTCCGGCTGGCTGGCACCGCTGTTCGACGGTGCGTTGCGGCTGGAGCCGGATCTCGACAGGATTGCGGGCTTGTCCAGCGAGCGGGATGCGCTTTGGGCGCGGGTAGCGGCGGCAGGGTTCCTGAACGACGAGGAGAAGCGGGAGGCGGTGGGGTATTGAGGGTGAGGGCTGGGTACCTCTCCCCTTGTGGGAGAGGAAGAAAAATCATGGTTTTAGCTGAAAGCTAAGTCATAGATTTTTCAGGTGAGGGGTCTGCTGAGGGTGCGGAACACCCCTCACTTGCGATTTCTAACACTTAAGCAAGCTTAAGATGTTGAAATCGCTTTCTCTCCCACAAGGGGAGAGATAACCCAGCCGCAGCGCTCAACCACTCTCTCAACAACCGGAATCCGTTTGTGAAGGTTTCCCCTCAACCGGCTCCGATGACTCGAGAAAAGCGCAAAAAATTCTATTGCGGGTGCAAGGCATCCGCTGCGCAACTTTTCCTACTCTAACCGGGAATGGTTACCCATGTCTGAATTTGCCAACGAGGGCAGCATCTGGGCTGCCCGCTTGACCGGGGCCGTGGCGGGTGCCGGAGTGTCTTTGATCTATCTGTTGCCGCAGACCCACCGCGAGGCGGCCAGCCGGTTCTTGACCGGACTTGCGTGCGGCATGATCTTCGGCGGGCCGGTGGGACTCTGGATTGCCCAGCGGCTGGGTCTTTCCACAGCGCTTTCAAGCCAGGAGATCATGCTCACCGGTTCTGCCGCTGCCAGCCTTTGCGCGTGGTGGGGGCTGGGCGTGATGGTGCGGATTGCCGAGCGCTACTCGGCGCGGCCAAAGCTTTAGAGCGTTTCCTTGTTAAATGGAAACAGTTCTGGTGGTTCAAACGGGATCGACTGCTTGTCCGGATGGCGCGTGGCGTAGCCTTAGCATACGGCCAAGCCGTCCGGGCAGGCAGGTGGCCCGTTTCAACCAACCCGGAGGGCCGGGCATATTTCCGCCAGGACAAAGGCGATCGGCTCGACCGTACCTTAGGGTATGCCCTTCGCCAATCGCCTTTGTCCTGACGAAAATCTGCTCCGGCAGAACGTTTCAATTTAACAAGGAAACGCTCTGAGCTGATCCGTCAGCACAAATTTCCTCAAAATCTCAGGAGAATTTCATGCACGCTTATCGCGGGTCGCGGCCCGCCACGCGCAAATTTGCCAATCTGGAACTGCGCGGCATTGCCTTTGACGGCTCGTTTTCCGGCTATGCCAGCGTGTTTGGCGAGGTGGATCTGGGCCGCGACGTGATCGAGCCTGGAGCCTTCAGGCGCTCCATCGAAGAGCGCGGTGCCGCTGGCATTCGCATGCTGTACCAGCACGACCCCGCGCAGCCGATTGGTGCGTGGCGCACCATTCGCGAGGATGAGCGGGGCCTGTTTGTGGAGGGTGTGCTGGCGCCAAGCGTGGCGCGGGCAAAGGAGGTGCATTCGCTGATGAAGACGGGTGCGCTGGACGGGCTTTCCATCGGCTTCCAGACGGTGCGGGCGGGCAAGGCCGCGCGCGGTGGCATCCGCCGCATTCTGGAAGCCGATCTGTGGGAAATCTCCGTCGTGACCTTTCCCATGCTGCCATCGGCGCGCGTTTCCAACGTCAAACAGGCCCGGTTCTTTCGCGACCGGGAGACCGAGCTGGTGCGTGCCATGCGCCTGATGGCGAAGAGCCTGGCGGATCGCAGCTTCCGGCGGTGAGACCCCGCTTTTTCCGCTCCCACACAAACATCAATAGAGGACGACAAGATGACAGAACAATCCGTGGCACCGCAGATCAAGGCCGTGCCGGACACGATGACGGCGGCGTTCGATGATTTCATGGAAGCCTTCGAGGCGTTTCGTGAAACCAACGACGAGCGTCTCGGCGACATCGAGCGCAAGATGGGCAGCGATGTGCTGACCCGTGAAAAGCTCGACCGGATCGACAAGGCGCTGGACGACAACAAAAAGGTGATGGACGAACTTTCGCTCAAAAAGGCGCGGCCTGTGCTGGGGCGTCGTGGTGGGGCCTCTGCGGAAACGGAAGAGCACAAGGCAGCCTTCGAGGCCTATATTCGCCGGGGTGACGAGGGTGCGCTACGGGATTTGGAGGCCAAGGCCTTTGCCGGAAGTGCCGGTGCGGATGGCGGCTACCTGCTGCCCAACGAGACCGACAGCGATATCGGCAGGCGCATGGCGGTGGTGTCACCGATGCGTGCGCTGGCAACGGTGCGGCAGGTTTCCGGTGCGGTGCTGAAAAAGCCGTTTGCACCGAGCGGCATGGCGACCGGGTGGGTTTCGGAAACGGCGGCGCGGCCCCAGACCAACACCCCGCAGCTTGCCGAGCTGACATTTCCGACCATGGAGCTATACGCGATGCCTGCCGCCACGCAGGGGCTGCTGGATGATTCCGCTGTCGATATCGAGGCATGGATTGCATCCGAAGTGGATGTGGCCTTTGCCGAGCAGGAAGGGACGGCCTTCATTTCCGGCGATGGCGTGAACAAGCCGAAGGGCCTTTTGGCCTATGACACGGTGGCCAACGGTGACTGGAGCTGGGGCAAGATCGGCTATCTGGCGACGGGTGTGGCGGGTGGCTTTGCCTCTGCCGGGCCGCTGGATACGCTGATCGACACGGTCTATTCGCTGAAAGCGGGACATCGCCAGAATGGCAGCTTCCTGATGAACCGCAAGACCCAGTCCACGTTGCGTCGCTTCAAGGACACCACCGGCAACTACATGTGGCAACCGCCAGCCTCCGCTGGCCAGGCGGCACTGCTGATGGGCTTTCCGGTGGCCGAGGCCGAGGACATGCCGGATGTGGCAGCCAACAGCATGTCGATTGCTTTCGGTGACTTCCGCTCCGGTTATCTGGTGGTCGACCGCACCGGAATCCGCATTCTGCGCGACCCGTATTCCGCCAAGCCCTATGTTCTGTTCTACACCACCAAGCGTGTGGGTGGCGGGGTGCAGAATTTCGAGGCGGTGAAGCTGGTGAAGTTTGCCGTGAGCTGAGTGGTGCTGGTGCTTCCACCATGCCGGGGCTGACCCGGCATGGTGGCGGACAAACATAAGCGCCATCGCCTGTCGCTTATCCCCCTCTGTCCTGCCGGACATCTCCCCCACAAGGGGGGAGATCGACTCGTTGCGACGTCCAGCCCCCTCTCAAAGATTACGGAGAGAGTGGCGCGCCTGCTTCTTGCCGATCTCCCCACCTTTGGGGTGAGCCACAGGTGAGGACAGGCAATAGTCGCTGCTACACCAACCCAATTCCCCGGAGACCCCATGACCTATGCACAACTGACTCCGCCGCAGGCGGAGGCGCTGACGCTTGCCGACGTGAAGGCGCATTTGCGGCTGGATGGCGACGATGAGGACGCGCTGCTGACATCATTGATCGCCACCGCGCGCGACTATCTGGAGCGCCAGACGGGACTTTGCCTGATGCGCCAGAGTTTTCGGCTTTACCTCGACGACTGGCCCCTCAACAGTGTGATTCTGATTGCGAAAGGGCCGGTGCAAGCCATCGAAACGATTCTGGTTTTCGATGATGCGGGCGATCCTTTCGATGTGACCGCGATCGAAAAGCTGCTGGATGGCGAGGGCCGCCCCGCACGGCTGTGGGTGCGCCAGCCGCCCGCACCTGGACAACCGCTGAACGGCATCGAAATCGATTTTACCGCGGGTTTCGGCGAGAGCGGTGCGGATGTGCCGGACACGCTGAAGCGGGCGATGCTGGTTCACATTGCGCATATGTATGCGTTTCGCGGCGCGGTTTCGCCAGCCGATCAGCCCGCCGGTGTGCCGCGCGGATATGAGCGGCTGATTGCGCCGTTCTGCAGAACAGGGCTGTAGGGCGATGAACCTGACCTTTCTGGACCCCGGCCAGCTGACCGCGCGGCTGGAGCTTGAAACGCCCGACGATCTGCCGGACGGACAGGGCGGAGTGAGAGCGGGATGGCGGGTGTTGCGGTCTTTGTGGGCGGCCATCGAGCCGGTCTCGCAGGGCGCTTACGAGCGGGCATCCGCCGATGGCGTGGCGATCACGCACCGCATCTGGGCCGGATTTCGCGATGATATCCGGGCGGGCATGCGGTTTCGCAAGGGGGTGCGGGTGTTTGTGGTGCAATCCGTTGTGGACCCGGATGAAACAGGCCGCTTTATCGTCTGCCGCTGCGAGGAGGAAAGCCGATGAGGGCAGCCAACGCGCTGTTGCAGGCCGTGCATGCGCAGCTTTCCGGCGATGCGGTGCTGGTGGGTCTGGTGGGCCGCGGCGGTCTCGTCGACCGGCTGCTGCCGCGCCCGGTTCTGCCATGCGTCGTATTCGGTGAAATCGACAGCCGAGATTATTCGACCGCGTCCGAGCAGGCGGAAGAGCATTTTCTGACCATTGAAGTCTGGAGCGAAGAGGGCGGGCGGAAACTGGCGCAGGACATCGCGGTACGGATTCTGGCGCTGCTGGATGATGCGCCGCTGACGCTGGGTGGGGGCATCGCGCTGGTCAGTCTGTTCTTTCGCAACAGCCGCTCGGTGCGACAGGCAAAGTCGAAGCAGTTTTTAACGGAGATCCGGTTTCGGGCGGTCACAGAGTGACGTCACGGCGAGGATGACGCCGCCTTGGCGGATGCCATAAGAGCGTTGAATATCTTCTCCGCTACGTTCTTATCGGAAATCTTCAAATTGCGTGGTTTGAAAGGTGATTGGCTGCCGATCACACCCGGAGCGCTATAGTGAATATCGTGGGCGAGGGTGTTGAGATAGGCTCGCCCCTTGGCTTCATACGCCGCCCGCTCTGCTTCGTTGAGCACAATAATGACCGAATAGTCTACGGCACTGTGGCTGCAGATGGCATGCAGATAAAGGATATCGCCGTCTTCCAGCAGATCCCAACCCCAAGGCTCACTGTCCAAGACCTTCATCGTGTTGCGCTCCTTTAAAACCACGCAGACCGTATTTCATTCCAACTGCACCGTCCACTCGGTGGGCTGTGTGTTGCCTCAAAGATCGTGAAACTGAAAGGACACACCATGGTGGCGCAGAAGGGCAAGGACCTGCTGCTGAAAATCGAGAATGGCGGGGCGTTCGTGACCGTTGCCGGGCTGCGCACCAAGCGGCTGGCGTTCAACGCCGAAAGCGTTGATGTGACGGATGCCGAAAGTGCCGGGCGCTGGCGCGAATTGCTGGCGGGGACGGGCATTCAGCGTGCGGGGTTGACGGCATCGGGCATCTTCAAGGACCAGCAGAGCGATGCGCTGGTGCGGGGGCAGTTTTTTGCCGGTAGCATTCCCGGCTGGCAGATCGTCATCCCGGATTTCGGCACGGTGGCGGGGCCGTTTCAGGTGACCGCGCTGGAATATTCCGGGCGGCACGACGGCGAGGTGCAGTTCGAAATCGCGCTGGAATCGGCCGGTGCCATTACCTTTGGAGCCTTGTGATGGGAGCGGCCAATTTTGGACGCGCCAACCGCAGGCGGGGTGAGGTGGAGGCGGTGCTGGATGGCGAAAGGCGCATTCTGTGCCTGACGCTGGGCGCACTGGCGGAACTGGAAACCGCCTTCGCCGCCGATGATCTGACCGACCTTGCGGCACGTTTTGCCAGCGGGCGAATGAAGTCTGCCGACATGATCCGCGTCATCGGTGCCGGGCTTCGCGGGGCGGGCAACGTGCTGTCCGACGACGACGTGGCGGGGATGAGCATCGAAGGTGGTGTTGCGGGTTATGCGACGATCGTGGGCGACCTGCTGACCGCGACATTTGCCGGGACGCAGCCGGAGGGACAGGCAACAACGTCCCCCTGAGTGCCGCAGCTGGCGCAAGCTCTGATCATGGTGCCAAGCCCTTTCCCTGGGACCAGGTTATCCATGCCGGACTGAGCCTGCTGCGGCTGTCTCCCAATATTTTCTGGGCGCTGACCCCGGTCGAGTTTTTTGCCATGACCGGTGGGATGCGGCCCCGGCGTGATGGCTTGGATCGAGGTCGGCTGGAGGGTTTGATGCGGGCTTTTCCGGATGGGTGATCAGGGCCTGGCGGCTTTCTTCGGACGACCGCCCTTTGCGCCATTTGCGCGGCTCGCTGCTGATTTGGCGACGGATCTGCTTTTTCCGCCCCGGCTTTGCGCTTCCATGAACGTCTTGCTACCGAAGATGCCGCTCATCAAGCCACTGACGGTGTAATCGAGGTCTAGGCTTTCCCAATGCAGGCCGGTTTCACCCAGCAACTCAACCTCGGCAAGCTGGGCCGTTGTCGCCAATTCCAATCCCTCCAGTGCGCGGGCCGGGAACATAAAGGATGCACCGTTGGTGAAATCCACAATCACCCGTTCCGATGCGGGATCGAAGCGCACGGCGTTCGGCACTGGACGCTCTGCCCGCTCTTCGCGCCAGCGCTTTTTTGCCTGCGCAAGATCCTGATCGCTGATCTCAACCATGATATTTTCTCCAGGTATCGATGAAGAGTTGTCGGTGTTCTTCGATCACGTCTACCGCCCGTCGCACATCCCGGTCTGACATGCCTCCCTGCGTGATGACATTGAGGGTGATGATGTCGATGCGGCTCAAGTCATGCAGCAATGGCTTTGAATTCCAATCCCCTAGCTTCCCAAATTGAATCAGAAAGGCAAGGCCGATGGTTGATGAGACGAGTTTTTCTGGTCAGCGTGACGAGGCGCAGGCTCTGGCGGATGTCATGGATGATCTGGAGCGGCGGTCGCAGCGGTTTGGGTCGGCGCTGACGTCTGCGCTCCAGGCAGCCACGATTGGTGGCAAGGGGCTGGACGGCGTTTTGCAGGGTCTGGGGATGCGGCTGTCGAATATCGCGCTGTCTGCAGGGTTGAAGCCACTGGAGAATATGCTGTCATCGGCGGTCAGCAGCCTCACATCCGGGGCCGGATCGCTGTTTGCCTTTGCAGATGGCGGCGTGCCGGGACGGGTGACGCCATTTGCGGATGGTGGGGTGGTATCGAGCCCGACGTTTTTCCCGATGGGTGGCGACATGGGGCTGATGGGCGAGGCGGGGAGTGAGGCGATTTTGCCATTGAAGCGTGGGGCAGATGGTTCGCTGGGCGTTGCCTCTGCCGGTGGCGGCGGTGGTACGCAGATCGTGTTCAATGTGACGGCGAGTGATGCGGCGAGTTTTCGGCGCAGCGAGGGACAGATTTCGGCGATGCTGGCGCGCAGTGTGGGGCGGGGGCAGCGGGGGTTGTAGTTCTGGCCGATGTGCTTTTGCGTTTGGCGTTGAGGATGTGGCCCCCCCTCTGTCCTGCCGGACATCTCCCCCACAAGGAGGGAGATCAGCTGGGCGCAAACGCCCACTTCAATCTCAACATCAGAGATAGTCGAGTGGCTGCCACGAGTCGATCTCCCCACCTGAGGGGGAGATGTCCGGCAGGACAGAGGGGGGGAGCGACGCCCACTGTCGCTCAATGGCGAAAGACAAATAGCGGGCGAACTCAAAAACTCACTTAAATCTAGGAAAATCAATATCATGACGGCATTTCATGAGGTGCGCTTTCCGTTGCGGCTGGCATTGGGAACCAGTGGCGGGCCGGTGCGGCGGACGGATATCGTCAACCTCTCCAATGGGCGGGAGAACCGGAACCAGAGGTGGCGGAATTCGCGGCGTGCCTATGATGCTGGGCCTGGCGTTCGCTCTGTCAGTGACCTCTACGCCGTGCTGGCGTTTTTCGAGGCGCGGGGCGGGCAGCTTTACGGGTTCCGGTTTCGTGACCCTGTGGATTTCCGGTCCTGCCCGCCACTGACTGTGCCGAGCGCGATGGATCAGCGGATTGGGACCGGCGACGGCGTGACGGCAGCCTTTCCTCTGGTGAAGACCTATGCCGATGCGGGCGGAGGCTGGACACGGACCATTACCAAACCCGTTGAGGGCTCCGTGACGGTTTCGGTGAATGGTGTTTCGACCGCACATTTCAGCACTGACCTTGTGACCGGCATCGTAACCTTTGCGGCAGGCCACGTGCCTGCGGCGGGTGCGGCTGTGCGGGCGGGTTTCGAGTTCGATGTGCCTGTCAGGTTCGATATCGATCGCATTGATGTGAGCCTGAGTGCCTTCGAGGCCGGACGCATTCCTTCCATTCCACTGGTGGAGATTTTGCCGTGAGGAGAGTTCCAGAGGATTTTGCAGCACACCTGGAGGGCGAGGCGACGACAACGTGCCATTGCTGGAAGGTCAGCCTTCGCGACGGGGCTGTGTTGGGCTTCACCGAACATGATGAGGCACTGACGTTTGATGGAGTGACCTATCTCGCCGCAAGCGGTTTTCAGGCCGGTGAAAACGACAGCGAGACGGGCTTGGCGGCCAGCAGCGGTGAGGTTTCGGGCGGGTTTTCAAACGAGGCGGTGAGCGAAGATGATCTGGCCGCGGGTCGCTATGACGGCGCCCGCGTGGAGCTCTACTGCGTTAACTGGCAGGTGCCGCAGCAGCACGTGTTGCTGAAGGTGCGCGAGATTGGCGAGGTGACGCGGGCAGGCGGCGCCTTCAAGGCGGAATTGCGCAGTTTTGCCCACAGGCTGAGCCAGCCGCAGGGCCGCGTCTATGGCAGGCGATGTGATGCAGCGCTTGGTGATGCCAGATGTGGAGCCAATATCGCGGCGTTTCAGGCGGCGGGCACGGTGGTCTCCGTCGACGGTAACGGACGGATTTCGGTATCTGGGCTGGCGGGTTTTGAAGAGGGGTTTTTCAGGCAGGGCAGGCTGGCGTTTTCGAGCGGCCGGAACGCAGGTCGCAGCTTCGACCTCGATGACCATACCCTGCGGGACGGGGTGGCGAGCTTCAGTTTCTGGCTACCGCTGGAGGTTTCACCACAGGCGGGTGACAGATTCACCGTGGTGGTGGGATGCGACAAGAGCTTTGCAACCTGCAAGGCGAAATTCGCCAACCACCTGAATTTTCGCGGCTTTCCGCATATGCCGGGGGCCGATTTCGCCTATTCCTATGTGACGAGCCGCACCCAGCACGATGGTGGAGCACTGTTTTCATGAGCGACATCGGTGAACGGGTTCTGGTGATGGCGGATAGCTGGATCGGCACGCCGTACCGGCATCAGGCCTGCCTGAAAGGCGTGGGCTGCGATTGTCTGGGGCTGGTGCGCGGCCTTTGGCGCGAGCTTTACGCAGATGAGCCGGAATTGCCGCCGCCTTACGCGCGCGACTGGGCCGAGCGCGGTGGCGAGGACCGGTTGATGGCGGCGGCATCCCGGCACTTTCACCCGGTTGCCAGCATGGAGAACGCGCTGCCGGGCGACATGCTGCTGTTTCGCTGGCGCCCGGATTTCGCGGCCAAACATGTGGGCATTCTGGCCGATGCCGACCATTTCATTCATGCCTATGAAGGGGCCTGCGTGCTGCGCTCGGCCCTTGTGCCTTCATGGCGAAAACGTATCGCCGGCATATTCCGATTTCCCCAGAGGTGATTGATGGCAACCCTTGTTTTACAGGCGGCGGGCGCTGCTCTTGGTAGTATTTTCGGGCCGGTGGGCACGATCATCGGCAGGGCGGCGGGGGCGTTGGCGGGGAGCGCCTTGGATAGCGCGCTGCTGTCATCATCTCGAACGGTAACGGGTGCACGGCTCTCCACGGCCCGGATTCCCGGAGCAGACGAAGGCGCTGCGATCGCGCGGGCTTACGGCACGGTGCGCATCGGAGGTACGTTGATCTGGGCAACGCGTTTTGAGGAAAACATGACGCGGGAAAGGCGGGGTGGAAAAAGCAACAGCAGTGGCACGACCACCGTCGAAACCTACAGCTATTTTGCAAACCTGGCGGTTGGCCTGTGCGAAGGCGAAACCGCGATGGTCAGGCGTGTATGGGCGGACGGACAGGAGTTGGACCTGACCGGCATCGAGATGCGGTTCTACTCTGGAAGCGATACACAGCGTCCCGACCCGTTGATTGAAGCGAAACAAGGGGCGGGCAATGCACCAGCCTATCGCGGCCTGTCCTACGTCGTGTTCGAGCGGTTGCCACTCGACAGTTTCGGCAATCGCATTCCGTTGCTGCAGTTCGAGGTGGTGAGGCCCATCGGCAAGCTGGAAAGCCAGATACGGGCCGTGACGGTGATACCGGGCGCGACAGAGCATGGCTATGCGACGGTTGCTGTCTCCGAGCGGACGGGCGCGGGCGAAAGCCGGGTGATGAACCGCCACACACTGACGGCCGCAACGGACTGGCACGCCTCCCTCGACGAACTGCAGGCGCTGTGCCCCAACCTTGAAAGCGTGGCACTGGTGGTGGCGTGGTTCGGGACCGATATGCGCGCCGGGGAATGCCGTGTTTTGCCGGGCGTGGAGGTGGTCTCCCGCAACCGCGAGAGCATGCGATGGTCTGTCGCAGGGGTGGGACGCGGGCAGGCTTTGCGAGTGACCCGGCATAATGGCGGCCCGGCCTATGGTGGCACACCGAGCGATGCAAGCGTGTTGCAGGCGATTGCCGACCTGAAGGCGCGTGGGCTGAAAGTGTGTCTCTACCCGTTCGTGATGATGGACGTGCCGGTCGACAACGGGTTGCCGGACCCCTATGGCAACAGGCAACAGGACGCCTATGGCTGGCGTGGCAAGATTACCTGTCATCCGGCTGCGGGGCAGCCTGGGAGCGTGGACCGAACGGCAGCGGGACGCGCGCAAGTCTCCACTTTTTGCAATCGTGCTGACGGATATCGCCGGATGGTGCTGCATTACGCGGCGCTGGCGAAACAGGCGGGCGGCGTGGATGCGTTTTTGATCGGGTCGGAACTGCGCGGGCTGACGCGGGTTCGCGATGAGGCAAATGCTTTTCCGTTTGTGGACGAACTGGTGCGCTTGGCCGCGGATGTGCGCGTCGTTGTGGGGGCTTCGACGAAGCTGACCTATGCAGCCGACTGGAGCGAATATTTCGGATATCATCCGGCAGACGGAACGGGCGATGTGTTCTTCAATCTCGATGCGCTGTGGGCAAGCTCTTCGATCGATGCGGTGGGCATCGACAATTACATGCCGCTGTCGGACTGGCGCGACGAGGATGTACAGGCCGGGAACCCGGATGGGTTTGAGGGTGGCGATGATGCGGCGGGCTTTGGCCGTGCTATCGAAGGCGGCGAGGGATTTTCCTGGTATTACGCCAGCGACGCTGACCGGACGAGCCGCAAGCGCAGCGCCATTTCCGACGGATTGAAGGGCAAGCCCTGGGTTTATCGCAACAAGGATCTGGTCGGCTGGTGGCGCAACCGGCATTACGACCGGGTTGGCGGTGCGGAAAAGACATTACCGACCGCCTGGGTTCCGGGCATGAAGCCAATTTGGTTTACCGAGCTTGGCTGCCCCGCCATCGACAAGGGCGCCAACCGGCCCAACACCTTCATCGATCCGAAATCATCCGAGAGCACCTATCCCTATTTTTCCAGCCGTATGCGCTCAGACAGCCAGCAAAGGCGGTTTCTGGAGGCGCATCATGACCATTGGACAGGTGGTTCGGCGCTTCAGGGTATGGTCGATCCCGCCAGGATTTTCGTCTGGACATGGGATGCGCGGCCCTATCCGGCCTTTCCACAGGACACCTCGATCTGGAACGACGGCAGCAATTGGCGCACCGGACACTGGCTGAATGGCAGGCTGGGGGCGACCACGCTGGCCGATCTCATCGCCGCAGTGTTGAACGATCATGGTTTTGCGGATTTCGACGTCTCTGCCGTGACAGGCGATGTCGCCGGTTACGCGCAGGGCGATGTGACGGCGGCGCGTAGCCTGTTGGAACCTTTGCTGGAGGCGTTTCAGGTTGATGTGATCGAGGATGGCGCAAAGCTCCGTTTCGTCTCACGCGGACGTGCTGCGACCAAGACGAAGGTGATTTCCGCCTATGCGGATATGGAGGACACAGCCCTCTGGTCGGAGGCGCGCGGGCATGAGAGCGATTTTGCAGCCGAAGCAGTGCTGACGGCTTTCAATCCGACGCTGGATTACGAACAGGCGAGCGTGCGGTCCCGCCGCATAGACAATGCCGGAAACAGGGTACTGCGCTACGATCTGGGCGCAGTGCTGGCGCAGGAGACGGCGCAAAATGCGGTGGAGGCGCTGCTGCGCGACAATCGGTTGGGTCGTCGCACAGTCAGCTTTGCGATTTCGCCGAGCGAGATAGCGCTCGACCCCGGTAATTGCGTGGAGCTGGAGGGCGGGCCGGGCGGGCGGTTTCTGGTCAGCCGGATCGAGGATGGCGATATCAGGCGCGTTGAGGCGCGGGAGTTTTCAATCGCCGTCAGCACGGTGTCTGGCGCAGTCGAGGCGCCGCGCGATGGCGGTGGTGACGCTTCGAGCGGGTTCGACCCCGATATCGTGCTGATGGATCTGCCGCGATATGAAACCGGCGATGCGCAGGGCTTCGCGCGGGTTGCAGCCTTCGCCAAGCCCTGGCGGCGAATGGTGCTGTCGACATCTGCCGGAACCGAAGGTTACGAGGCGAGGGCCATGCTGGACCAACCCGCGAAAATCGGTGCGCTGGCGGGGCCTGTGCCAAGGGGTTTCATCGGACGCTTCAACAGTGCGGACGCGATCGAGATGACGCTGCCCTATGGCGATCTGGCGTCAGTCTCCGACCTTGCCGTGCTGAACGGCGCCAACCGCATTGCCATTCGCTGTGCCGATGGCGCGTGGGAGGTTGCCGCTTTTGCAAAGGCCGAAGAGATCGCGGCAAAGCGATGGCGGTTGACCCGGCTTCTGCGCGGCCTTTTCGGGACGGAGGACGCGATGGCATCAGGCGCAGTGACCGGAGCTGAGGTCGTCATTCTGGATACGGGTGTCGTTCCGATGGGCCTGCGCGGTGACGAGAGGGGCCTGCGACTGAACTGGATCATCGAAGCCGCAGGCGCGCAAATCTCGGCTGTCGGGCCATTTGAATTTGAGGGCGGAATGCGGGCCGAAATGCCGCTGGCGCCGGTGCATCTGCGCGGTCAGCGCGGCGCGGATGGCGTGCTGCTGACATGGGTACGGCGCGGACGCGTCGAGGCCGATGGCTGGGATGCAGCCGATATTCCGCTCGATGAAGTGTCCGAACGATACCGCATCCAGGTGCTTGCCAACGGTGTGGTTCGCCGCACGATGGAGGTTGCCGCCACGAGCTGCCTCTATGCCGTCAACGATGAGATGGCCGATTTCGGCGCAGCGCAGACCACGCTTTCGATCATGGTGCGCCAGCTTGGCCGTGCGGTGCCGCTGGGCATTGCCGCCAGCACGACTTTGAGCCTTTGAATTTCAAAATCACAATAACGTCAACCGAGAAAGGGTAGACTATGACCGAGATGAAAGCCTGGTACCAATCCAAAACCGTCTGGGGCGCTTTGATTGCGGTGGTGGCGCCGCTGCTGCATGTTGCGGGCCTGAACCTGCCGGCGGGTTTTGAAAACGACCTTGCTGAGGGCCTGATGACGGTGGCAGGCGGCGTGGGTGGCTTGATTGCGCTCTACGGGCGGTTGGCTGCGACGCGTGCGATCAAGTAGGATTGTGCAAGGGTGAGCGGGTGGCTCCTCCCTTTATTACGAAGGACAGGGGGGGGGAGCCACTCGCGCTATTGCCCACATCACGCTGAAATCCACCACAGTCCACATTCATTTGCCATTCAGACGCTTTGCGATACATATTTGACCAAGAATTCGTCTCCCGTGCATCCCGGTTTTCTTTGGAAGTTTTTTGCAATGGCATCACCTCTCATCATCGCGACGCTTGCAGCCGGGCTTTCCGGATTTCCTGCGCCGCAAGCTGATGTCCAAGGTGCGCCATTGGCGGCACGCGTCTATCAGGTTGCAAGTGACTGCAGCTCGGCCGTAACGCGGGTGGTACGTGAAACCGGTGGCCAGCTTCTTTCGGTTTATCCGTCCAATGACGGCCAAAATTGCATCGTGACCGTGCTGGTGCAGGGCAACGGCGAGCGCCCCCGCAAGGTGACGATGCGCGTCCCGATGTAG